GGAAGCAACTCCGTTTTCGGCAACTGTCTCCTAATCTTCACAAAGGAAATTCATCATGTCTTACAACATCGAACAAGCCAATAGTGGCTATCTCTCGCTGACCGCTGCCGGCTTGGCTGAAGGCACCGACGCCAACACCTTCAAGACTGCGAACACCTTGACTTTCACAAGCAACGGTATTTTCAAGTCTAAAGCTGCTACCGACAACCTGCCTTTCACGGCCGGCACCGCCTTGGGCAACTCGCAAGCCTGCTTGTTTGCCGTGTGGATCACAGCCGCTGGCGCCGTGTCGACCACACAAGGTCCTATCGTTGCCGCTGGCGATCCATGCCCAGTGCCCGGTCAGGTCACAGCCGGTACAACTTTGGTCGGTTTGATCAAAGTAGTTACCAGCTCGTCTGCTACGTTTACCCCCGGCTCGACTGACCTTGGTGCTGCTGGTGTTACTGACACCTTCAGCGACTGCATGGACATGCCCGGCTCGGCCCAGTAATTTGCCATCCTCCTTGAAGAGGTTTTTACGCAGGCCACCTTCGGGTGGTCTGCTTTTTGGCAAGAGAGTTTTTTAACCCCAACGGAGAATGAGAATGGCAAAAAAAGAAGTAATCGCTGGCATCGAGATCCACGATGACGCACCGATGATTGATCCCGTTTCGCGAGTCCCCGACCTGCGCGAACTGGCTTCCAGCGAGATGTTCATGAACGAGATGGTCACCGTGATGGTTCACTCCAGCACCGATGAAAACCAAGCTCCTCACGTGATCCTCAACTGCAACGGAACCAACCAGCCGATCATGCGTGGCGTGCCCACTACGGTCCGCCGCAAGTACGTTGAGATCTTGGCACACATGAAAGAGACCAAGTACAGCCAAGTCACCCGCAATCCCGCGGCTCCTGACCAGATCGACATGGTCGCGCGTCACGGTTTGGCTTACCCATTCGAGCTCATGGAAGACGCAAACCCCCGGGGTCGCGCATGGCTCACCAACGTATTGGCTGAAGCTACGTGAATTTCCTACAGCTGATTAATCGCGCAAGGGTGGAGTGCGGCGTCTCAGGCGCCGGCACCCCTCTGGTCACCGTCACTGGCCTTACAGGCGAGTCCGCGCGGATCGCTGCGTGGATTAACAGCGCGTGGGTTGATGTGCAGACGGCCAAAGAAGATTGGCAGTGGATGCGCCAGCCAGTGCAGTTCAACACGGTCACGCAACAGCAAATCTACACCCCCACCGAAGCCGGTGTGGGGACCACTTTCGGAAACTGGAAACGTGACAGTTGGCGGATCTCGTCTGTAGGCCAAGACTACAAAGACGAGCAGCTGTCAAACTACATGGACTACACGACGTTCCGCAACCTGTACATGTACGGGAACATGCGGACAACGTATGCAAGGCCAGTGGTCATCACAATTGACCCTGATAAAAACTTGGGTTTTGGCTCGATCCCTGATCAACCATACGTTGTTGTGGGCGAGTACTACGTGCAGCCCACCGAGTTCTCTGCGGCCACTGACGAGCCTTCCGCTTACTTCCCCACCCGGTTCCAGATGATGATCGTCTACCGGGCCATGATGTTTTACGGCGGTTATGAGTCGGCTCCGGAGGTTTACCAGCGGGGCGAGTTTGAATTCAAGCGTTTGATGAATCGTCTGGACATCGACCAGCTGCCAACCGTTGTCAGTGGTCCGCCTCTTGCCTAAAGAGACCAGATGCCACTGACCACGCCCAGAGTCAATTACGATCTCATCCGCCTCAATGGCGGCTTGGATCAGGTCACCCCAACTCTTTCATTGCCCCCGGGCATCGCCCGCCGGGCTGCCAACTTCGAGTGCTCAATCACTGGCGGCTACACCCGCATCGCTGGATACGAGCGCTTTGACGGAAGGCCCAGCCCATCGGCCGCGGTCTACAACCTTCTTGTCTGCGCACTGACCGGCACGGTCGCCGTTGGCAACACCATCGTCGGTTTGTCATCCGCAGCCACTGGCGTGGTCATCGCGCGGACCGGCAACGACGTGGTGATTACCCGAGAGACCGGCACCTTCTTGTCCACAGAAGGCATCTCGGTGAGCTCGACCAATGTGGGCGTCATCACGTATGTGCAAGGGGTATCAGCCGACGGCCTGCTGGACGTGACCTACCGCAACCTTGCCGCAGACAGCTACCGGGCCGACATCACCGCCGTGCCGGGATCCGGATCCGTGCTCGGCGTGGGCTACTACAACGGCACCCTGTACGCATGGCGAAACAACGCCGGTGCAACAGCTTCGGTCATGCACAAGTCGACATCTTCGGGATGGACTGCCGTTACCCTTGGCAAGACCATGTCTTTTGATAGCGGCGTCTTGGCGATCGCAGACGGCGTCACCTTGACCGGTCAGTCCAGCGGGGCGACGTGTGTGGTGGCCCGCACGGTTCTTGAAGACGGCAGCTGGGCCGGGAGTGACGCGGCCGGTCAATTGATTTTGTCTACCGTTACCGGGACCTTTACGGTTGGTGAGAATTTGCGAATCGGTGTTACCACCTACGCGCACGTCTTGACCGCGCCTGTGCAAATCACTTTGGCACCCAGCGGCCGATACGATACCGTGATTGCCAACTTTGGCGGCGGTACGACCAACTACAAAATGTACGGGTGCGACGGAAAGAACAACGCATTTGAATTTGACGGCACGACTTACGTGCCCATTCGCACCGGCATGACCGTGGATACGCCCAACCACATTTGCTTCCACAAGCAGCATTTGTTTTTGAGCTTCGGCGCTTCTTTGCAATTCAGCGCTTTGGGCTATCCGTACCAATGGACCCCTTTGTTGGGCGCTGGCGAGATCGCCATGAACGCAGAGATTACCAACCTGCTGATCCTGCCGGGTAACCAATCAAGCGGCGCCTTGGGCGTTTACACGCGTCAGGACACGTCGGTCTTGTACGGCACAAGCTCAGCCACATTCCAGCTGTCAGCGTTCAACACCGGCACCGGCGGCTACGCGTACACCGCGCAGAACTTGGACCAGTCCTACGTGCTTGACGACCGAGGTGTCATTAGCATGAGCACATCGTTGAACTTCGGCAACTTCGTGCCAGCTTCGCTGACCATGAACATTCGGCCGTTCATTGAAGCGCACCGGGCACTGGCCGTTGGCAGCTCAGTCAACCGAGACAAAGGCCAGTACCGGGTTTTCTTCTCCGACGGCTCCGCCCTGTACCTGACCATCACAAACGCCAACCTACTCGGCAGCATGCCGGTTCAGTTTGCGCACACCATCAACTGCTGCGTTGACGGTGAGGCCCCCAGCGGCGGGACGGTGCAGTTCTTTGGATCTGGAAACGGCTTTGTTTACCAGATGGACGCGGGGACCAGTTTTGACGGCGGGACCATTGCGGCCAACATCAACTTGGTCTACAACTCAATGAAATCGCCACGCGTTTTGAAACGGTACCGCAAGGCGTCGGTCGAGATAACCGGTGACTCTTACGCCGAAATCCAGTTTGGATACGACTTGGGCTACCGCAAGGAGTCCATAACCCAGCCTGTCGATCTGTCTTACCAGAACGACTTGAGGTCCAGCTACTGGGACGAGATGATTTGGGATAATTTCGTGTGGGACGGATCTGACGTTTCGCCGTCCGAAATCGAAGTTACCGGGACCGCTGAAAACATGGCCATTCGGATTTCCTCGAACTCAGATCTCCTTCAGCCTTTCACGGTGAACAGCGTCATCGTGCACTACACATTACGCCGAGGACTCAGATGAGCAATCCCTACTACACGCACACCACGTACCCGACTCCAAACTCACCCGGTGCGTCGGCGACGCTGCGCAATGAGCTGGAGAACATCACCGTTGGTTTTGACCTGCTTCCAACCTTGGCCGCCAACGGTTACAAGGTGGCGATGGTCAATTCGGCCGGCACGGCTTTGATTGCGTCCTCCGCGCTTCAGTCTCTGGCCATCACCTCATCTACCCTGAACAGCACGCCGATCGGCGCGACCACGGCTGCGGCTGGCACCTTTACCAATCTGACGGTCACCGGCAACTCAATTCTCGGCTCCAGCGTTGTGATTACTGGAGGTACGATAAACGGTACTCCGATTGGCGGAACGACCGCTTCAACAGGCGCCTTCACCACCGCCAGCGCCAGCTCCGGGTTCACTGGCAACTTGACCGGCAACGTCACCGGCGGTGTGACCGGCAACGTGATTGGCAACGTCACAGGCGACCTGACCGGCAATGTGACCGCCAGTACCGGCACGTCGACGTTTGCCGACGTCACCATCAACGGCTCTCTGGACATGAACTCGGCCACGGGCAGCACGATCACCGGTCTGAGTACGCCGTCTGGCGCCACTGACGCGGCCAACAAAGGGTACGTCGACACCGCAGACGCCCTTAGACTGGCTTTGGCTGGCGGCACGATGTCAGGCGCCATTGCCATGGGCACCAGCAAGGTCACGGGCCTTGGCGACCCTACGGCCGCACAAGACGCGGCGACCAAGAATTACGTTGACAACACCGCACAAGGGCTGGATGCAAAAGCCTCCTGCGTTGTTGCGACCACGGCCAGCATCACCCTGTCCGGCACCCAGACGATCGACGGAGTCGCAGTAATTGCCGGCGACCGGGTGCTGGTTAAAGACCAAAGCACTTCGGCCAACAACGGCATTTACGTGGTGGCTGCCAGCACTTGGGCCCGGTCCACCGACGCCGACACTTGGGTGGAACTGACGTCGGCATTCACCTTTGTCGAATCCGGCACGGCCAACGCAGATAGCGGATGGGTCTGCACAATCGACGCCGGGGGCACCCTTGGATCAACTGCGGTGACTTGGGTCCAGTTCTCAGGAGCTGGCCAGATCACCGCTGGCGCGGGTCTGACCAAGACCGGCAACACCTTGGACGTTGGCACGGCGTCCAGCAGCCGCATCGTTGTCAACTCGGACAATATCGACTTGGCCACCACTGGGGTCGGCGCCAGCACCTACACGTCTGTGACCGTGGACACCTACGGCCGCGTGACTGCCGGCACAAACCCGACGACCCTTGCGGGCTACGGCATCACCAACGCCTACACCAAGACTGAGGTCGACACCACGGTGTCTGGTCTGCTGGCCAAAACTGGCGGCACGATGTCAGGCGCCATTGCTATGGGCGCAAACAAGATCACCGGCTTGGCTGACCCAACGGCCAACCAAGATGGCGCAACCAAGTTTTACGTAGACAGCATTCTGGGCAGCGCGACCAGCGCGGCGGCTTCGGCTTCTGCTGCGGCGACAAGCGAGACCAACGCGGGCAACAGCGCCACGGCAGCGGCCGGCAGTGCAACGGCTGCCTCTGGCAGCGCCACGGCCGCGGCTGCGTCATTCGATTCGTTTGATGACCGCTACCTTGGGGCAAAGGCTTCCGACCCGGCTCTGGACAATGACGGCAACGCACTGCTGACAGGTGCTCTGTATTTCAACACCACGGTCAGCGAGATGCGCGTGTACAGCGGCTCGGCTTGGCTGGCTGCCTACCTACCGGCCAGTGGGTACCTAGCCCTTTCTGGCGGCATCATGACCGGCGCCATCACATTTGCAGCCGCACAGCTTGTGTCTGTAGCCAACGGCGGTACGGGCTTGGCCACGCTTACAGCCAACAACGTCATTCTGGGCAACGGCACATCAACACCAACCTTTGTAGCGCCAAGCACCACGGGCAATGTGCTGACAAGTAACGGCACGACTTGGCAGTCAACCACTCCAGCGGCTGGCGGCATTACATACACCACCACCAAAACATCCAACTACACCGCCTCTGCCAACGATGGTGTGCTGACCAACACAACTGCCGGGGCGTTCACGGTTAACCTGCCAGCGTCTCCATCCAATGGAGATCAGGTCATCGTTGCTGATGCGGCGGGTACTTGGGGGACAAACAACCTCACCGTAGGGCGCAATGGCAACAACATAGCTGATGTAGCACAGGACTTGGTTTGCGACATCAGCGGGGCGTCTGTTCAGTTTGTCTACAACAGTTCTGGCACAGCAAGTTGGGAAGTGTTTGCACAGATTGGCGGCAATGGCGGCACTGCTGTTACGCTGACCGGGACACAGACTCTCACCAACAAGACGCTGACAGCGCCAACTATCTCATCTGCAAACCTAACAACTGCATTGACCCTTGCTGGAGCAGCAGGCACTAACGGGCAAGTGCTGACAAGTGCAGGGTCTGGCTTGCCTTCATGGACAACGATTTCCTCAAGCCCAACGGTTGTGCGTTCTGCAAGAACCTCAAACACCATACTTGGTACTGCTGATGTAAGCACACTGATTGACATTACCAGCGGCACCTTCAGCCAGACGTTCACGGCAGCGGCAACGCTGGGTAGTGGGTGGTTTTGCTATATCCAAAATAGTGGAACGGGATTTGTAACTTTAGACCCTAGTGGATCGGAAACAATTACCCGAGATGGTGTTGCACATACCACATGGGTTTTGTGGCCTCAAGAAGCGGCTTTGATTATTTGTAATGGCACTGGGTTTTTCTACATTAACTTGCAAAAAGGTCAGGTTGCACAAACAATATCATCAAATGTTACAAGTCTAGCGTTTTCAACTGGTGTGGCGTATAGACCGAGATTAGATATGCTGATTGAAGGTATTTCGGTTGATGCGAGTAACATTTTGGAATTTCAGTTAAACACAACAAGCTCAGATATTTCATCACAAATAATAATAAATAACAGTGCCGTGCAAAGTGTTACTCCTCCAGCGTCTGTTTTTAGATACATGAACAACAGTGTTAGTAGTTGGACACTGAACCAAACAGGTAATAGTAGGCTGTTTGGCAAAATAAATATGGCTTTTGGAAGTATTGGAACTGTAATAGATTCATTTGGGCATCGCACTGTCAGCACTTCAACTCAAGAATATCAATACCATTCTGGTTTTTACGGGTCTATTAACTCCACAAATGTAACCTCATTGGGTTTGTATTACGGAGCAGGAAATCTGACCGGTGGAACAGTAACTATTCGGGAGCTATAACATGGCACAGCAAAAAATGGTTGACGGGGTATTGATTGATTTAACGCCGAGAGAACAGGCTGAGATAGATGCAAAGAAGGCAGCATGGGATGCTGGCGCAGACACCCGCAAGGCCGCAGAGGTTAGGGCAGAGCGCAGTGCCAAACTAGCTGCAACGGACTGGACTCAGGGTGCTGATACGCCCCAAGCCACTAAAGATAAATATGCCCCATACCGCCAAGCACTGCGCGATGTACCAGCACAAGCAGGGTTCCCAAACACTGTCGTTTGGCCCACTCAGGAGTAATCCATGACAACCCTATCTGACATCATTACACCGACAAACCTCGTCACATTGACGGGAACATCTACGCTTACCAACAAGACCATTGCTTTTGGTAGCAACACCTTGTCTGATGTGGCAAGTCTATCTACAGCACAGACCTTCACTGGCACAAAGACATTCAG